TCAACAGAAATACCTTGATATTTCGGATAATCCGGGTTTCCTGTAAATTCCGCCGTAACATATTTTTGCGACTTATCGCCATTTGTTAATGTACCCGAATATAATGGAACACCATTATATATTCCATATTTTTTTGGCATTTTATCTAGGTCAAAAGTTTCCGATGTATAAAATCGGTTACCTGTATATTTTGCAAATACAACCCAATCATCCGGGATTTGTTCAGTTCTATAAAATCTACACATAGGGTCAAAATGAAGGATATGTTGTGAAGGGGAGTATTTTATTACTTTTGTATCTTGCCCTGCATAAATAGACGTAAAGCCATTTACTAAAGAAAATTCGTTTGATATGTCTATCCAATCCGTAATAGCCTCAAATGGTACGACAGTGACTAACTCATTCAGTATAGTTGTTTCGTCAACATCCGTCCCCGTCCACGCACCCGTAGGATGGTCCACCTTGAAACGATACAGAACTCCCTCGTGCATTACAAGCGACTTGGCAGGATACGTTTCAGCCCTAGTAGGGTCAAAGATAGGGGCTATGCTACGAGAGTCAACCAAACCCGTATTATTTCTAATCTGCCGTTTCTGCTCGTCGCTCAAAATCTGCTTCACGTTGCACAAAATCTTGTTCATATCAGCCATTGTCAGCCTCCTTAACGTCGTCCGCTTCGTGCAGAGCCACAATCACGTCAGCCTTAATCTTTTCCAATTCCTCGGAGAAAGACAGGGTTTCAAGATACTTTGCTGCCGTGTCAAACATACCCGCCTGCACCGCAGACAGGAACGTAGGCATATACGGCAGGAAATCCAAGGACTGCTGCTCGTTAAGCATATCCAACATTTCGTCTAGGATATGCCCCGAAACAGCACGATTGTATTCACGACCTTCCAAGTCCTTAATCTGCTCATACAGGGCTACCGCCTCGGGGCTTGTCTTGGTAGCCATAACAACCTTATCGTAGTTCTTAATCATAGCGACACCCTAGATTTCGTAGGTATTTCCGTTGTCGTCTTCAAGAGTCATATTGAAGACAGGCGAATTGTTCTTGATACCATATTGAGCCGTGTAATAGTAGGACTGCAACGCTGACGTATCGGTAGTCGGGGCATACGTGGTCTGTCCGCCCTCCTCGTAGGTCACATACCAAGACGCAGGCGTTCCGCTCGGGTTGGAGCAAATCGGGAACCAATATGCCTTACCCGCTTCAAGTTGCACCTTGTCGCTGTTATTCACGACATACTTGTGGAAATACGCATTCCCGGCAACGGAGCCTTCCGAGTCCAAACTAGCGTTAATGGACTGACCGCTGTTAGTGGAACCACAAATCAAGTGCAGTTCCTCGTCAAGGATAGTAGCCCCCGGGTGTCCGCTAGAAGCATTCTGCGAACTATCAATGATAGTCCAAGCGACGATATTGACGTTCATAAGCGGAACAATCTTTTGCATCCACAGACCATTGGTAGAGTCCGGGGAAACGTTATTGTAATCGCTTGAAGCGAACTGAACCTCGTGAGGTGTCCTAGTCCCGCTGCTCGGAACGACGTTGAACGGACTCGTCGGGGTCGGCGGGATAGGCGGAGTCGGCGGAGTAAGAGCCACGTTCGTCAACGCACAGAACACGCCCGAAACCTGTGCTTCGGAAGCACCGCTCACACTATGGAACATAGAGATTTCGCCGTCGTTCTGCTCAATCAGCGTAGAGTCCTGCGAATACGCCCCCTGCTGCGACAATGTAGCCTGCTTTTGGAACATAAGCAACGGGTCCACGTTATTACACGAGGCGTGTGTACGACCTAACAACTTCAAGTCATTGTGGTCCGTCAAGATAGCCATATAGTAGAGGCTAGAACTATGGATAGTGAACGCAGGCTTGGCAGCAGTTCCGTGGCTTTCGCCGTCGTCATAAATATCCTTGAAATGACGGATTTTCAATTCCGCAGACGTTAGGTCGTTATACAGGTTATCCGTATTCGCACGCCAATACATTTTCCCGTCTTTAAGGGAAAGTTCATACAGGACAAAATACAGGCACCTGCCCGACGGCAACGATTGAACACCCTCGGTCACAACGAACATAAAGAACGTGTCCTCGTCCACACGCATATCCATAATCGGACTAAACAACGTAAAGAACAAGTAAGGCTGACTGCAACTCCACGTTTTCGGTCCGTCAATGCAGCCAAAGTCAAACGTGTAGAGAATACGGGAGTTCACGACCTCGGCGATTTCAGCACCCACGTCGCCGAACATAGAAATGATTTCAGTGGACGAGTAAGAAGCCTCGTCAACAAGAACATACTTTGAGGTGTCCGGGAAATGAGCGTCCGGGTCCTGCGACGGCACCTTGTCATCACGCCAAATGTAAACGTTGTAGCGGTCAAGCGTCTTGGTTTCCAACGTGACGTTTTCCTTGACGAAATACATAACGTCCTCGGAACCCGTCTGCGGAAGCACGCTCTCGTCAGTATCTCCCGAACTCGTAGCGTCAAGCAGCACGTGGTTATGCGGGATATTGATTACACCGCTAGTCCCGTTAATCGTAAAATCGGCAATCTTACGCCCGGTTTGATAAGTCGGGGTAATGACGACAGAGGCTCCACCACCGCCCGGTTCAAGAGCACCCGCCAACTTGTAGCAGTCAATACGGGAAAGTTCCGTATGACCCTCTGCGTTGGTAAATCCGGCAACCGTAAGAGCAAGTGGCGTATCGTCGGCAGCAACTTCAAGAATGTAGGCAAGCGTCCTGCGTTCCGTATTGGAGTTAATGGACCAATCCTGCTGCCAAATAAGACCTGCTATACCCGAACCCGGGTCCACGGATATTTCCTTGTAAGCACTTGCCGTGGACGTATTTTCAACTATGACCGTGGCGATAACGACGTAAACACCCGCCTTGAAATACAACTTGTGGTCGGAATCGTCCACATAAATGTCTTCGCTGCTGCCGTCATAAGAAACCAAGTTGTTATTCAAATCAAACTTATTGTTAGCATACGGAGCAAGGTCGTTGGCGTAAGCCCTACGCCAATCAGCAAAAGAGGTGCGTCCGTCGTGGAGTTCAAACGTCTGCCCCTGCGGGTGTGCTGCGTCTGTAATCTTTACCTCAAAGCCCTGCGGAGTGTCGCCCGACGGCTCAACCGGGGTAATAGTCACCTCGGGAGAAACGCCGTCAACGCCCGGTTCGCCCGGGTCGCCGGGTTCCCCCTGCTCGCCCTGTTCGCCCTGCGGACCCGTTTCGCCCTTTGCACCCGGGTCGCCCTTATCGCCCTTATCGCCTTTGTCGCCCTTGATACCCTTGACCTCGGACAACGGCAGGCATTTCAGCGGGTCGTTCGGATTACCCGTGTCAATGACAATGAGGGCACTATCGGAGTAAGTACCTCGGTCAAGTTCGTAAATTCGCTTTACCGCAATATCTTGATTGTCAACATTCTGTGCCATTTACTAGCCCTCGTCAATAACGTCCTGTGCGTCGCACTCATTCACGACAGCATCGCCCGAGTAGGAACTTCCGCCCGTATCAAGCAAAATGCAAAAATTCCCGCTGCCGAAGCCCAACGCAACCCTGCGACCCGCCCTAGTATCGCCGATAACCTCGGGGATAACCTTGACGTTCTGCATAGCGTCAAAGACAGCGTCACCTATGGCGTTGCCGTCAAGAGGCTCGTCCATATCCATAGCGTCCCTGTCAGCCGGAAAAATCGGCTTTTCCTTAATGTCGGTAAGACTGATATGCTGCCCCCGGTGCAATCGGGAGCCGTCTATCGGTAAATATACCAACCCGGGAACTCGGTTTACTCTGTCACGCTTCAAGTCAGCCATACGTTAAATATAAATAAAATCCGGGGCAAACGCTCGCCCCGGATTACGGAGAGGGCACCCAAACCGCACCCCCGGTTAGTCAGCCAATGACAAAAGCCTGCCAACGTCCTTGTCGGTATGCCCGTCAAACGGCTTCGCCCTATCCAATTCCTTGCATTTGAACAAATCCCAATCATTGTCCTCGTAATGGTAGGAATACGGTCCGTCCGGCGTGTCAATGCAGACGACGAACCACCCGCCCCCAAAACAGGGTTCCCCGTCCTCGTGCCTGCGGGATTTCCACGCCAAGTCGGGGAACAGGTTTACGAGCGTGGCAAACAGGACGCAACGCTGCTTGTAGAGGCTGTTAAAGGTGTGGAACCCGTCGGAAAGTTCCCCAACGTCCTGCACACCCGCCAACTCCGCTGCGGTTTCCATAATCTCTTTCATTCTTTTGCTAGATACAGCCATACTAACCTCGCTTCAAGTTTCCAAGATATGCCCCGATTTCAACGCTGAAATCCCGGCACTGAATATACTCCCAACCATCCCGCTTCAAGTGGACCAAAGCCAACTCCCCAATCCGCAAATCGGTCATACGCTCCACGAGCAATTTATAAGTGCTCAACTGTGCAGAGTAATGTATGTAGTTGCAGTCGGGCAACCCGTTAAGCGGACCAATAAGCCTGCCCCCAAACGGATTGTCTTTCTTGATTTCCTTGTTGGTCTTCCAATCCAAAATCGCTATACAGTCGTTAGCCCTATCCCAACAAAGAAAGTCAATGGTTCCGCACAAAGCCCATTCCGGCTTGTAAACGATAAATTCATTTCGGATAGGAACAAAACGTCGCTGCAAGTAGGTGTAAGCGTCAAGCCCGTTCTTGCGGACCTGCTCGTAGTCGCCAACAGGCTTGTCCGGCTGATAGTGCTTACGCTTCCAAAGGTTTTCCATATAGGCGTGCACCTGCGTTCCCATAGACGCAGCGACCTCTTTGTTCGCATCCCATTCAGCCTTAACGTCCTCGTAGGTCCGCCCGTGCTTATCGGCGTAGTTCTGTGCAATAACGCACCACTTCTCGTCCTCGCAGAACTTGAACTTGTCGTCGGCGAACTTCTTGCGGACTTCTTCAACGGGCAAGTTGTTTCGCTCGGCGTAGGTCTGCGTGTAGCGTTCCCATTCAAGTTCCTCGCTGCACTCGTGGACGAACCGGGTTACGGACGTGAACTTCGTCCCGAGAGAGTCCGTATAGACGTGAGGACCCTCGTCAAAATAAATGTCCTTGAACTTCCAAAGTTCCAAATCAACGTCGCAAATCATAGGCACAATATAACTAAATACCTCGCCCTAGTCAAGACCCGCCTCTTTGAGGACCTTGACGATAGAGGACAACTGAATTTTTCTCATAGACGTGTTTGGCTTCAACGACTCCCAACGGGCAGACAGCAGGGCTTCACGGACCCGCTCTTTGTCAACGCCGTCCGAGCACTTAATCTTGTAGGTCGCTGCGTGGTCCGCCTCGCCCTCGTTGAGCAGTTGACCCGTCCGACCGCCCCAACAGATAAGACGGAAATCATATGGGAAATCCTCGTAGCCCTCGGAGTCGGACCGCCTAAACGAAACGGACCGCATCTTGTCAACCGATTTCCTGTTCTCCCCGCAAGCGGGTCTAACATACACGTTGAAGCAGCAGGGCACGCTACGGCTCCCCGAAAACGGAACCAACCCCAAGTCCACGCTCTTAACCAAGTCAAACTCAAAAATGCTCGCCGTGTTGTTCAACTGCGAAATCGGCTCAATGAACGCCACGAAATCCCCGCAGCGGAAACACTTCTTGCAGAACTTGATAAGCAGGATATTTCGGGCACCGAACGGGGGGTTCCCGATAAACATACGACCCGCCCGATACGGGAGCACCATACGCAAGAAATCCTGCTTCTCAATCCCGTCAGCCTCGGGTTCAATGTCAACGGCGAATACGGGTTTCCCGGTCGCTCGCAGTTCGTCCACAAACACGCCCTTGCCTGCACTCGGCTCAAAATACTCGGTAATGTTGTCAGCCCCGACGACCTCGTTGGCGATTTCAATGCACCTGCGAGCCACCCAATCCGGGGTATAGTATTTGTCCAAATGCAACTTGTTAGACTCCGTGTCTTGACAATTAGACACGAATTGGACGGGTTCTCCGTCCACGTGCGGGTTCAAGCAATTAACCAAAACGTCAAAGGGCATACTACTATATAGCCACTGACTAGACACCCATTTTCAAGTAGTTCTTCAAAACGAACTCTTGACGTTCCCTCATAGTCATATGGGTCGGTGCCGATTTCTGCATTTGGAGAATAGAGGTAGCCCCGAGGGTCAGCGACGCTCCGATAGCCTCGTAGGAACTTGCAGCCACAGCGTCCGCAATATCCTTACCGCCCTCAACCTGCTTTCCGTCAACCACGATTATAGACGGGTGGTCTATTTTCTTGGGTAGGTTCTGCAAGTTCATTAACTCATTCCTCAAAATCTTGGACTTCGGCATCTTGATAAGCCCGAGCAAGATATTGCTGCTCAACTTCAAATACGGGTCTTTCGTGCGGTCAACGGAAGCGTATTTCACGTTGAAGCCCAATTTAGTGAGCAACTGCATCATATCGGCGGATTGGAAGCCGTCGCACGTGACCTGTGCGATATTGACCTTTTGGGAACGCAGGTAAACGAGGAACTGACGGACTTTCCAAAACGGAACTTCACTGCCCGGGAGAGCCTTGATACCGAACACGAGCGGGGTTTCAATCGCAGGACTTATCTTGCTGATTTCCATTCCGTTCACGGCGGACGTGGTGTTAATCGTAATGTTCTCCGTAACACGGCTCATAGCGAACCCGAAGCGGTCGGAACGCAAGCCTGCGTCCAAGTGGACGTAATACTTTCCCGGGGGCAGGTTCCCACGATAGAAATTCTCAATTAGGTCGTTGTCGCCCAAGGTCAACCGCAGTTCGTCGGTCGTCATACAGTTTTCTAGGCACATAGACTTGTCCAACGCTTCCACGTTGTAAATCAAGTTCACGCCGTTTCGGGTAGCCACACCCGCCAAGTCCTGCAACGCACCCGGCAGATTGTTCTCAAAGTCCTTGCGGTATTCCACGGGCACCTGTATGACACGACCTTGATAGTCGTCCATTTCCTTGTCGCTCGTGATAATTTTCGGCTGCTCCACGTCGGAGCCGATAAAGACCGGGAACGTCGCCCCGCTGTAAATCCCCTTGTGAGCCTGTACCTCCCAAATGGACGGCTCGTAGATAGCGACTTTCGGGTTCCCACGTTCTGCGTCAATATGCGACTCCAAGAACGACGTGCCCTCGTTTCGTGAAGAAACGACCCACATACGGCAGGGCACCTCTCCGCCCTTCGTCATAAAACGGGAGAACATACGACGGCGGATAGAATTGTAGTTCTGCACCGCTTGGTCCGCAACGGCGTTTTGAAAGTTCGCTTCGTCAATGATAGCACCGATAACAGCCTTACCGAGAGAATGCCTCATACGGGAGCCGTAGGCGATACCTACGTGGTGCGGGAACATATCTTCGTCAATGCGGTCGCCCTTGCCCGGGAGCAACTTGGAGCGGAAATACGGGGAACTGCCGATAACGTCAATAAGTTGGTCCGCAAGCACGGCACCCGCCAAGTCCATAGTCGCCGTAATCAGCGTCACCACGATAGGCGTGGTCGGAATGAGTTTGAACTTCTTGTGCGGGTCTTTCAGCAACGTAACCCTGTAAAGGTCGTAGAGGCTCCCCAAAATGGAAATCGTGGACTTTCCGATACCGATAGCACCCGTAACGCACACCTCAATATACGGGCTGTAAAGCGGGTTCGGGTAAATCTGCTTCAAGCGTTCAACCCAATACGGGTAAACGGAGTCCTTGTAGATAGACCCGACATACTGCGGGTCGTTGATAAACGTTTCAATGCTCACGGGCACGGACTCGTAGCCCTCGGCGATAGCAGCAGCCTTGTAGAGGTCGGCGGTGCTTATGTTTGACAGGGAATTGTCAGCCATACGTAAATTTTCCTTTACCTACAATCGGGTGTAGGTGCATACGTGGCTGTTTCGCTCCCGGTTAAATATAACAAAATGTCCGTCAACAATGTCAACAATTTGTGAACATTTTTTGCGTTACCAAAATACTTCAGCCATACGCTCGCCCCTGCGGGGTGCCCTCGCACGCCCCCATCCGTCAATACGGTTTCGGGTTCGCAGCCTACGCTCGCTACGCTCGCTTGCCTGCTCCCCACTCAATCCGCCTATGACTCCACCTCTCTTAAAGACTGCGTAAGCAGTCCTCTCGTACACAACTTTCGTAAGAAAGTTGTAGGCACGGCTATACGAGCGAAGCGAGTATAACGTGCCCCGACGTGTGAGCGAAGCGAACACTAGGAGTAGCCCTCGTCGGAGAGTGCAAGGCTCGCTTACGCTCGCCTGCCCTCTGCAAGACTTACGGCAGTCCGGCTCGCTTACGCTCGCCTACCTGCCGAGTCTTGCGGTAGGAGAATTTTTAGGGTCCTGTGGCAGTGAGGGAGCGGAGCGACCGAACCCCAATCGGACCTCTCACAAAACGTTACCTTTTTATCTCGGTATGGCTTGGTACATATCCTATACGGAAATAAAAAGGTAACGTTTTAGCCCTGGCTAACAATACACCGCCATAAAATAAAAAATGCCGTTTTTCGGCATTTTTAGGCGTTTTTGAACAGATTTTTGTTAAGACTCTTGAATTTGCGTTCCGCAGAGGTAAGCGGTATGCCCTTGGCTTGTTTTTCCGTGATTTCGTCGGCTCTGCTACGTTTGCTCGTGTGGCTCGGTTGCAGTCTTCCGTGTTTCCATAGACTAAACAGGATAGACGCTTTCGTTGTCTTTTTCAAATGGGAGAACTTTTGCAGGGTCAGCAACTTGTCAATTAGGCTCTCTTGCTGCTTGCGGGTCGGGAGATTTTCAATCCCGTGCGATTTGAGCATTTTCCAAAGGGCTTCTCGGCTCGCATAGTCCGTCGCCCCTCTTGACGTTGCATACTTCACGTCAATTTCACGGAGTTCGTCGGCGGTGTGCCCGGAGTAGTTGTCTATCAAAATCATAGCGGTAAACGCCAAGGGTTCGGCAATTCGCTTGATTACTGACAACGGGCAGTCTGTGTAGTCTTTCAAGTAGTAGGTGACCGTGTCCTTGACGGCTGACATTCGCACCCCGATACCCCCGAGAGCCTTGCACAAGAGCGTGTTCTTATACATACAGGACACGATTTTCAGTTCAAAGCCGTTGTAGTATTTGATAGGCTTTTGATGGATAAGGCGGTCTTTCGCCTTGTATGGGGAGCCTTCTTTGAGCCAAATCAGCCCGGTCCCCGGCTGCGTTTCCTTGCCCGTCCTCGTTATCCACTGCTTGTTTGTGTAGGGTATGCGTTCTACGCCGTCGTCCTCGTATTGGAACTTAATTTTCGGCTCTGCTATTGATTCAATCAGCAGTTCTAGTCGTTCGGCTGCGTCGCTCCAAGCAGTTGTAGGGTTGTATGTCTTTTTAGCGGTTGCGGGGTTCAAGTTAGTGCTCATCGGGTCAGTCCTACGAAACTTAAAGGTGTGGGTGTCTGCCGACCACCGCTAGGACTGATGCAATAATCGGCAGCACCCACGTTCACGTGTAGGTTCAATATAGCAACCCGATAGTAAGTTGGCAGCGATTTGTAAGAAACGACCTAGCCCCGTGGTCTAGGTCGCCCGATATAACCGATTACCTACTCAACCTCGCAGAGGTATTTTATTACGAGCCTGCCCTTGTGGTTCCCGAGCAGCAGGACACCTCGGGGGCACTGCCATCCGTCGCTCCCGAAGAACTCGTGTTCGCCCATAATCCACATAAGGTGAAAGCAGCGTATTCCGAAAGCGGTGTCCGTCGTGACCCCGCAGCACCCGCAACGTCCGTCCGGGTGGAACGCTAGGTCCTCGGGGTTAATCGTGTCGCTATACCCGTCGTAGATAGTCCAAATCTTGACCTTGGAAATGTCGGTCGGGTCAAAGGGGCACCCCTCTTTGCGGAGTAGTTCAATATCCTGTTTCAAGTTTTCCATAACTTTTCCTTACGATTAGGTTACCATCGGTCTAGCATTAGGTTAGCCTTGTATTCGCAGCGGTCCTTTGCCTGCCTAATCTTGATAGCCATTTCTTCGCAAATCTGCTTGGAGTCCGGGTGCGTGACTAGGTAGTGGAGCGTGTTGAACGATTTCAGCATTTCAACACGAGCGTCATACTCGGCAGCGGTAGGCTTGTCGCCCGTGCGAGCCTTGACAACCTTTATGATTTTGAGCACCGCTTTCCTGTGTGCCAATTTCCACTCGGAGTAGGTTATATGGGACTTGTTGTCGTTGGACGCTTCGTCGGAGTTGGCGAGTTCCTTGGCGAACTTGTCGCAGGCGGAGTCAAACGGGGTTTCCATCCTGTCCGGCAGTTTGGACTTCTTGTGGAACGGGAACACGATTTGCAGCAGTTCTCGGTAGTCCTGCTTCACGCACCACTTGACGTAGTTGAACTCAACCTCACGGTTGAACCACGATTGGGTGCCAAGGTGCTCGTCGTTGAAATAGTAGAGGATAATGAACCCGTTCCGGCTCGGTTCGTAAACGAGGCGGAAATACAACTGACTCAAATGACCGCCGTTCCACTGATGGTTGGGTTCCCAATAGTAGTTATAGAGCCTAGACACGAACTTGGTCTTGGCATACGGCAGCGGGTCGTAGGGCTTGAACGTGCGGTATTTGCAGATACCGCAGCGGTCCCGGAACGCCCGGTTGAAATGGACCATAAAGGTCTTGAACTGACGCTTGAACACTGACGACATTGGCTAGTCCTCCAACACCTCGCCGATTACCTTGATGGGTTCCTCTATGCCCGTGCAGCGGTTGTATTCCGCTTCATAGAGGCGTGGATAGGTTTGACCGAAGGCGTTTCCGCCGACTTTTGCCCACGCCGGGGCAGTATAGCGGACTTTCTTGATACCCTTGCGAGCCAAGCCCTTTACCGTGTTTGCGGACGAGTAAATGGTAATACCCTTTGCCTCGTTCTTGTAGCAGGTCGTATAACCGCCGAACTTGTTTTGGAACGTGATGGGGCGGAGCCAATTACCTTGCAAGTCTTGATAGCCCGTGAACGTCCACACACCGCCGTTACGGAGAATTTCTAATTGCAGGTTGCACACCGACTTGTGGGTGTTCTGCAAGGCGTAACTCACGAAGCAGTCGTCCAAGTCATACTTGCACTCCATCATATTTTGGTCCATACGGGCTATGTCGTTGCAGCAGTGTTCCAAGTCCTGCAAGACTTCTTGTTCGGTTACGATTCTGTGCTGTGTCATAGGGCTATCCTCGGTTAGGTGGTTGTTCCTTGATTACACGTATAATATAACAAATTACCACACCATTGTCAATAGCAATTCGTAAAATAATTTCTTACAATTTTATTACGGAAAACGCCCCGGGTGCCGGGTGGCATCGTAGGGAGGTCAGTCGGTCCTACACACAGGGGGTGCTGTTCACGACAGAGTAGGCTATGGTGCGAGCGTGCTGCTCGGTCGCCTGCTCCGTGTGTATGTCCTTTATCAGCCGTTTCTTGCTGCCGACACGGACCTGCGTAAAGTTCGTAGCCCTCTTGGAATAGTAGGTGTAGGCTCGGTAGCCCCAAGTGTGCGACGTAAAGTCAAACTTGGCTTCAACGTAGAAGCAGGACGAGTTGCGACCGTCCCAAGCGAACGACCATACCTTTTCTCCCGGCACGTCGTAGGTCAGCGTCATTTTCCCGAGATATTGCTTGCCGGGTAGTTCTTCGGCGAACGACACCTTGCCCGTAATCACGTTGAAATCCACGTGCATATACTTGTGGGAGAGCAGGCGTTCAACGTCCTGTGCGACTTGCAACAAAACGTCCTTGTCCTCGCTGCTCAATGCAGGGTTGCCGTTCTTTTCGTCAAGGACTTCTTGGACCTTGGAGAGCAGGAAATTTGCGGTGTGCTGTGAAATCTTTGTCTTCGGCATAGACTATCCTCGGTTAAGCGATTTTGCGGTTTACGTTGATAAAGACGCTGTGTTCAAAAACGGCAGCAGCGACCTTGTTAGCCATAGCGGGAACAAGACAGCGGTCGCCCTTTGGAGCGTCCACCATAATGTCGTCAATGGAAACCCCGTCAACGGGGATATTCCCGAAGCAGACCTTTTTGTTCGTGGCGTGGTTGTAGGTATAAGCCTTAAACATCCAACGTCCGTCTAACAGGTTGTCGTTCGGGTAGCGGTAATCGGCTACAACGAAGAAACCCCCGTTATAGCCCTTGCACGTGGCATACCATTCTTTGTGAGTCTTGCCGTTGCTGCGGTAGGTAATCTTTACGTCTGCCATTGAAATATCCTCGGTTGGTTGTTTCTTATGCCATAAATATAACACTTTACCTACTATTTGTCAATAGCAATTCGTAAAATAATTTCTTACATAAAACTTACACAGAAAAGGCTCCCGCAGCACACTCTAAACTGCGGGAGCCTACCCCTTTCCTCTCTAACAGAAATCCTTATTGTGGCGGGTTTTTCATTGTCCTGTCCATAATCGCCAACTTGATACGCTCTGCGTCCTCGTCGGATATGACAGTCGCCTCAACGGACTCGGCTTCTTCAACCTTGACCTTGGACGTGTCAACGTCGTAGCCCGAGAGCGTCTTCAAAAAGTCCTGCCGGACCTTGAACGACTCTTTCATTTGGTTAAAGTAGTCGTAGAGTTCCTTGGGCGACGCTTCGTCTAGGTTGATTTTGCTCGCTAGGGCGTTATCTACGCCGTCAATCCTGTGCAGCAGGGTATCTAGCCCGTCCACCATTCGTTCGGTTATTCCGAGCGTCTTTACAGCCATTCGTGCACGAACGGTTTCAAGGTCTTTCGGTTTGAATGTTTGAACTTCGGTTTCAGCCATATCCATAATATAACAAAATGCTTCGGTCAAGTCAACAGATTGCCTGCAACAAAACTCCCGCCCCTTGCGGAGCGGGAGAAGGTATCTATCTATGGAAACAACTTACTTGATTTCTTCAAGGAAATCCACAACGTCGGTCAGTTCGCCGAGAATGAACAGCCCGTCAAAACTTTCCGTCGGGCGAATACTCAAGGCATACTGCGACGCAGCCGTGTCAATAGCGTCCTTGTTTTCCTTGTAGCCTGCGTTGTTCTTGACGGCGAGGGCGAACGCCTTGTCAACGTCGGAGCGTTCAAGGCTAACGCCGTTTTCCCCGTTGGCGACGTTCACGATAGCGTCGGCGAAACGGATAGCGTCTTGCGGTTCCTTGACCCAAATGGACACGTTGCTGTAATCGTCAAAACCTGTGCCTCTGCCCGGTTCGCAGGCGTAGCCCTTTTCCTTGGCGACGTTAATAGCGACGTTGGCGGTCTTCGGGTTTTGGAAGCCGAACGTGAACTTGTAGCCCGTGTCTGTCGGGAAATCCTTAATGGACTCGTTCTTCTTTTCGGTCGGCATATCGGAACGCTTGTAAACGTCCACGTCATACACGTTCCCGCCGAGGCTGTCAAAGTCGTTGTGGCTGCTGAAATAGGCTTCTTCACCACGGTCGTCAAGGTGGTTGAACTTGTATTCTTCTTTGAAAGCGTCCAATTTCTTGATTTCGTCGTCTTCAAGGTCGGTCGTATCGTCAAAGTTGTAGGCGTTCCACAACCACTGCGGAACCTTGATTGTGTCAATCAGTTCAAGGGAAAATCCCTCGGATTTCTTTTCGGTCTTTTTCATTTTGGACTCGTTTGGAACAGGGAACAGGCGGTAACTATCTACGAGATAGTCCGTAATCCAATAACTGACTGCTAGGATATACGTAGTGCCGTCAACTACTTTTTTATAGGACTTGGTTACGCCGTGAGCGTTCTTGTCTGCGTTATCAAAGCCCGTTGTTTCTATAAGTTGCCACCCGTCATCCCCCGGGTACAACTTGTCAACAGGCGTTCCGATTGCAGCGTCCATTTTGGTTCGGGTGTTCTTGATTTCTTCGGGTTCATTGGCTTCGGATTTCTTGGAGGTTTTTGACTCGTTAGATTTGTCAATGTATTTGGTTCCAATGAAATCGTAGAAAAGTGCGTCCTGTATAGGCTGCTTAACGGTTTCTTCTCCGTAGTTCCAACCCAACAGGTCTATGATACCCTCGGTTACGTTGTAGCAGGCGTTCCACTGATAGGCTTCGTCTTCTTCGTCATAGCAGTCGCCGTTTTCATTGTCGGGGTCAACTACACGGACAGTAGTTACGAACTCGCCGTCGTCAAATTCAAACCACCCATTGAACAAATCCAAGAGGGCTTCCATATTTTCATTGACAAATTCTTCGCCAAAGTTTGACTTTTCGTTAGCGGGTACGTGTTCTACGATACTCTTGAACGCCTTGCGGATAGCGTCTTCTTCGGTGGCTGCACTTTCGTTCTTGCTATACTGCTTCATTCTCTGCATTTGGTCCTCTGCTTCTTTCTTTGTCGGGAACGACGCAAGAACTCGGTTGTCCTTGTGGGAACGTATGACCCACGGAGCGTCCTCGCCCTTGCTGTTCTTGTGACCCTTTTCGTAGCCCAACTTTTCTTCGGCGGGTTCCTTGGACTCCGTGTAGAACGGCTGCTGAATGCGTTCGCAGAAATCGTCAAGGTCTTTGTTCATAGCACCGCTCAAATCAGTGGAACCCTCTACAAGGGTGTTCTCGTCATTGTTATCGGTAATGGAGTAATCCGTATCACCGACATACAGGTAGTAATTCTTTCCGTTTACGGATAAGAAATACTTGCCGTAGAAATCTTCTTCGTCGTCATTGAGTTTAACGAAACGAACGTAGCCCGGATAATGTGTCTTGTCCTTAATGTAGTTAAGGATATGCAAGGCAAAGTTATCAAGGTCACGTGTCGTATTGAAGCCCTCGTGTTTCTTGGACTCGCCCATCATAGCGATTTCTGCGTTCATAACGCTCTGTTCTTCTTCGTCAAGGGCTGCTTCAATGCCTGCCTTGACATTAGCCTTGTCGTCGTCGCTGTTGCGGAGAGCCTGCCCGTAGGCGTGTTCAAATGCCTGCTTGTGGTCGCCAAGCCAATCAGCGACTTCTTCTAACGTTGAAGCCTTCCACCCATATTCGTCTTTAAGTATCTTGTGGGCGATTTCTACAAGATACGGGGAAACCTTGGAACCCTCGGAGAGTGCGATACGTTCCATTTCACGCTTGTTGAACAGGCGTTCGGACTTGTGCTTCGGCAGAGGCTTGGCATTCTTGATTACGACATTCGTGGAGCCGTCGTAGTTACTATCTACGTAGGCAATAGCATTTTTCTTTGCTTCGGCTTCACTGCTTGCGTCTGTAATTACGTGGGCGACTTCTTGATTGCCGTCCAAGTCAAAACTTACGTCAACTTGCCAAGATTTGTCCGAGTTCTTGGCTTCGTCCTTTTCGCCCGTGATTTCGCTGCGGACGAACAGGACCTTTTCTTTGAGCGACATATCCTTGTCGTCCAAGAGGATTTGCATTTCTTCCGTGTGGGAGTCAAGATAGTTCTTAACTTCGTCCTCGTCCAAGTCAAACTGCTTTGTCAGTTTCTCGGTAAGGTTTTCAAGGAAACCTTTTAAGGACATAGCCTCGTTTGTATTTCCGTGCATAGCATAATCCTTTATAACTTTATCGTCCGATGGTATCGGACCATTGGTTTGATAGTTTGGCAGGTCTTGAATGTCGTTTGTGAGAAAATAATCTTCATATTTGTTCGTGTCAAAATAAACGGTGTATTTAGAATTACAGGGGTCACTCCCCTCGTTCTCAACCCAACCCGTGATATAGACGATAACTGCACCGCTACGTCGGCATCGGATTGCCTTGTCCAAGGCGGTGATAATTTTCCCATCGGGCAGTTCAAAAGAAGACCCATAGCGTAGGCACTTTACGCCGTCCTCGTAAGACTCGTTCCTACCCGCCTGCTGTGCGTTAAAGCGTGCCAACTTGTGAACGTGGCGTTTTCCGGCGAAAGACTTAATCCAACCATTGAGTTTGTTGGTTCTCTTGCGTCGGGTAAGCGGGTTGCTCCAAGTGTGCTCTGCACGTGCGGACTGAATGTAGCCCGTATGTCCGCCGTAGTCGTCCTTGAAGCGGTCAAGCAGAGATTTCTTTTTTAGGAACGCTTTGTGAGGCATAGCAAATCCTTACGATTGGTCGCACTTGTTGTAATATAGGTAAATGACGAGGCGTGCAAATTCTTCGGTGCTCAAACTGCCCGTAGAAGCCACGTAGCCATCCCACCACCCTGCGTCAATATGGTCCTGTATCTTTTCGGCTAGTCCGGCAACGTCCTTTGTTTTGATACAATTTTCCCAAGACTTTGCGGTGTCTAGGTTGCACTCACGGGAGAACGTGCCGAAACCGACTTCTTCAACAACGTCAGCAGCGATTTCTGTGTCATACTGCCACGAGGTTGATACCTCCACGTGTTGAACGAAATGTTCGTTTATACGGGAAGAACCGCCTCGTTTTTGAAGCGATTCTATTTTACGACGCATTGAGCACTTGTTCATAATCACTCGCTGTTATGGGGCTAAATACGTAAGACCCGTACCCCTGTGTGTGCAGACATAGTAGGTTCCGTTTTCGTCTTCAAACACGCCACCCGACGGACCATATGTTCCTGTGGAAATACAGATAGTGTCAAGGGTGTGGTTGTTCTTTAATTCCTTGCACTGCGAGAAAGACCAATCGGAAATGTCCACTGCCTTAATGTGAGGGTCACGCAGCCAAGCACGGATTTCTTTCAGCGGAACATAGCGAATGCTATCTTCGTTCTTTTTGAAAGACTCAATCTTTTTCGCCATAGAACAATGCTTCTTTTTAGACTCGCTAAACCCGAGTGTGCTAGGCGGAACATACGACAGCGTGTTTACAGACGACAGGTCGTCCACGTAGTAGATAGTGTAGCCACTTCCACGGGCATTGTGAATGCCGACTACATAACCCTTTTCGGGTATGAGTCCTGCTACTTTAAGGCTAGATTCAAGATAGTGCCCGAGGGCGTTAAAGTCTTCAACTTTTTTTTGAAATTCTTCTTTGTTCATAATAACTCCGGGTTATTTCTCGGGTGGAATTTCCTGTTCAACGTATTTGCCGATACAATCCGCAACCTGCTCGGTAATGCTTACGTCGCCGTCAACAATGTCGCCTACGACGCTGTTAAGGTCGGCTACGTAGATACGACCCATACCACGTGTGGTGCGGAGTCCTTTCTTGATAGCCTTATCCTTTGCAGCCATACACAACTTCGTAAGACAATCCGCTATCGCATCCAAGCAGCCCGAACGTTCAACGAACGCCCGAACTTCGTCGTAAGACAGGTCTTCCGACTTCTTGCGTGCGAGGCTTTCTATCTTTTTAGACATTGAGCACTTTGACATAATCATTACCCCATTACAGGTCGGTCATACCCTTTTTGGCGATTTCAATACCCGTCTGTCCCTGTTCGCCCGGAACTTCCGTCTGTGGCATAACGTCACGGGTCGGAGCGTTCTTGATAGGTTTGTTGGACTTGTTCATAAGACCCGAGTTTGCAAGAATGGCGTTCTTAATGTCGTCCTTGTCAATTTCGGAGTTGTAGTATTCCCGGTATGCGTTAATCATACCTTCCTTGATATTTTCGTCAAGGTAGTCTTTGAGTTTCGGGGCACCGCTTTCGCTCATCCAATCAAAGATATTGTAGCCGGACTCCACGTTGCTAGACGGCATTTCGCCGTCGTTGGCGACTGCGATTGCACCTTGGAAATCTCGGAGCATATCTGCCGGGTCCTGCGTATGGTCGCCTGCCGAGTTCTTGAACACGAGGCAAGAAATCTTGCAGTTCGGGTTGAGCAAGAAAATCTGCGACCACCTGTGGTGCCCGTCAACGATGTAGTAGGTGCCGTTGTAGTCATACACGACCACGGGAGCCTTGATAGTGACAGGTCCGTTTTCAAGTATCTGCTTGATTTGGGTCGGGTTCTGTCCGCTGCACTGATAGCCGAGGGATTTCTTCACGTCAATTTCGTTCTGCGTCGGGTGCAGGTCCTTTGCCGGAATATCCATAACTTCGGTGTCCATCTTGGTAGCCTTTTTGCCGTCGCCAAAGCCGAGTTCAAGCAGGTCAAGTTGCTCGTCGGTAAGGTTGCCAAGAGCGTCCACGAGGTTGCCCATATTGGGCTTGGACTTGAGGTCCTTGATTTCCTTGTCAAATTCAGCGTCGTCGGCTTCGTAGATACCATCCATTCCGTCGTTGTAGCCGTTGCGGTAGGACAGATACGCAGCACCGCTTTCAAAGGATTCACGGGCTTTCATAGGGGCAAAGTTGCGTCCGTCACGATTGCCCATAGAGTAGAAAGATTCGGACTTGTTATGCTGTTTGATATTCATTAGAGTAATCCTCTCGTATTAGTAAACGCTTTTGAATTTATCAAGGGCTGCTTCAACGTCGTTAGCCATAGCGAGAGACGCCCCGTTGGGGAGCGACATTGTAGCGTTGTCTTTCCATTCTTCAAGGTTGCGTGCCGGGATAGTGCCCAAAGCCTCAACACCGCTTTCGTTGATTTCTTCTTTGAGCAGGTTGAGTTTTTTGAGAACCGAGGCAACTTTTGTAATTACGGCGGAACCCTTTTTCTTGTAAGAACGGTTTAAGGTCGTTTCAAGTTCTTGCAGATTGTCAATGCAGTTATCAACAAGTTCGTTATTGTATTGAATATCCATAGTAATTTCCCCCTTGTTAGTAAACGCTCTTGATATGTTCAAGTGCTGCTGCAACGTCGTTGTCCATTCCGGCGGAAGCACCCGCAGGCAAGGTCAGCGACACAATGTCTTTCCATTCTTCAATGTCTTCGGCAGGATTGTTGCTGATAGCCTCGTCATAAGCGTCGTGCAGTTCTTCACGCAGTTCGGCTAAATCGCTGATTACGCCGTATTCAAGATTGTTGAGTACACGTTCACCGACACCCGCAGTCTTTAATTCCTGCTTAATTTCTTGCAGTTTTGCGAGGGCTTCTTCCGTGAGTTCGTGGGCAAATACAATATCCATACTCTACCTCAAAGGTTGGTTATACAGAACCTAATATAACTTTTCTGTTCTAAACGTGCAACACGAGGTCTAGGATAATTAGCGATTCCTCGCTTTCTTTTTTTGCGTTCGGATTTCGCAGCGTCGTAATGTTCTTGACGAAATAACTCAAATCCTCGTCGCCGTAACGCACGAGTATCTTGGAATGGAGCACAATATCGCCCGGGCAGTAATCCCTATGACCGCTCGTGTTCTTGAGCGTGTAGGCGGTGTTTTCCTCGTTTATGAACATTTCAGTGCCACGGATAACGGGCTGCGACTGCGGGTCAAGAAATGCGATACGGGCGATAAAGTCGGGTAATTCGTTATATCTATACTCGTGGTCCTTGTCATTGTATAACGAACCCGTGCGGTCCTCTTGATTGTAGGCTCCGCTCATAGGCATTCCGTTATATATGGAGTCGTCGCCCCGGTCGTGGATTGGGAAATCCTCGGTGCCCTCGGATTTCACGGGCAGGTAGATTTCGGCGTTATACCCGACCATCGTTATGGAATGCTTCAAAGCCACGTAAGCCTGTGTGTCGGCTAGACGTGTAATGACATTCAGCGAATGCCGGGATTTGAGGAAATCCATATCGTCAAGGTTGCGGGGCATAGTTTAGTCCTTTACGAGTCTTACGTTTGCCATAAATGCCGTGCTGTCGCCACGGTCGGTTAAGAAATACAGGTCGTGCTTCGGACCATTGGTAAAGTAGGCATACTTGCCAAAAGAGCCGTCGCCCGTAGTCTTTTCGGGAGTCCAAAAGAAACCCTTGACGTATCTGTTATACGTGTCCTCGCCAAGGTCGCCGATAACGTGATACCCGTTAAGTTCCACGCCGAGGTCCTTTTGCAGGTTCGCAGAGGATTTACCCGCTTCTTTCCATTCAGCAGCGGTCGGCAGATGCCAACCGGGAACGCTGTCGGCGATACGGATTGCTGCGTCCTGCGTGTAGTAAACCGTGCCGTCGTCGGCTACGTAGATACCCTCGCCCCCGTCGTCAAGGGCGAGATTTTCGGCAGACCATACCTGCTTTCCGATTTTGGCGGTCTTCGGGTTCAATGCTTCTTTGAGTGTTGCGTGCTTACGGATTCTCATTTGCCTGTTCCTCTTGTCTTATAATTCGTCCGCTCCAACTAGGACCCATTTTCAAAGCCTTGTCGCTGTTCGTGCAATACGAGCACACGGGCTTTCCGCCGATATAGCGGTATGTCTTACGCTGATGGCATACGACGCACAATCCTTTTGTTCCGGCTGTGCTCCGCTTGCAGTGGATAGGGGCTAACCCGTCTATCACAATCGGCTTCGGGTACTCAATTACGTTCAAGGGCTATCTCCCGCAATACTTGTGGAAAATTTCTTCAAGTCGCTTGTAGAGAGCCATATCGCAGTTCAAGTCAAACTCGGAGTCTGCGTCCCACGTGCGGACCTTGAATGTTCCGCCGTTGTAAACCAACGCATACCCGCAGAAAAACGAACCTACGCCCTTGACCTCAATCACGAGTTGCTGTTCGTATTTCGTGTTTTGGGAATATCCTCGCAGGTTGTAGTCTTTGCCGAGGACCTGCTTGAACTCTGCCATCATAGCGTCCAAGTCAACGTCGCCGTTGTTCTCGGCTATGTTGTGGACACGGATTTTCATATTAGCCATAGGTATATCCCCCTAGTAGATTTCCACGGTCATATCGTATCTGTCAAACGGGGCTTCTTTCGTTCCCGCTGCAAAGCACTTGATACGACCATTCAGTTCGTAGCCCTCGGGTGTCGTGGCGACGAGGTTGTAAACCTTTGTGTTCCCGTCATACCCGCCGTCGTTCACGCCCATTTCAAACTTTACCTGCGGGAACGCCTGTTTGAGGGCATCCCGGATTTTCCACACGGCTCGCCAATCGGTGTCGTGAAAGAAACCCTTGGAGAGCGGGTTTACGATACGCTGCATTTCGGAGCGGTATTCCCCGATAGAGTGCTTGGCTGCGTCGGGGTTCCACTTCTCGTGAACTTTGATTTTTAGTTTGCTCATAGGTTGTGTCCGTGTGATAGATTACTTTTTGTAAGGTGGACGGACGATATGGCGATAACCGGGTTCGCCCCTATCCTTGCAACATTCGTTTTCTTCCACAAGGGCTTCTTCCATAATGTCGTCAAGGAATGCTATAAGGTCGTCTGTGTTCGTGAAATTTGCAGCCTTCCTGCCGAAATAACCCGACTCACTTGAACTATAAGACCCGTCCTTACTAGACTTTTTCAGTGTAATATGGGCGGTGTTTGTATTGTCGTTGCCACGATAGATATAAAAGTATATATCGTAGAATAATCCGTCGGCTCCCGCAGGAACCCCCTTGACCGTAGTCTTAAAGCCGTTTTCCTTGGCGGTTTCGTTATACAGGTCTAATTGATTTGCAACTACACCCCAATCGTCCATATAATTTCTTTCGTGGACTTTGATTTTCAACTTGTTAGTCATCTTGCTTTCTCCGATAGAGTATAGGCTGTAAATCCTAGACCCTGCTGTGTAGTATTTCCTGCCCCAAACACGAACGCCCGAGCCTACGTAGGTTGACGAGTCGTTGAGCACGACTACGCCCTGCCCCGTTTGGTCGTCGGTGTCAAGGGCACGTATAGGACGATTGAACGTCATAGCGTGCTGCCACGAGGTCATAGGACCGAACGGCTTCTTGGACCACTGCAACTCACGAGGGTCTTTCGGGTTTACCCGGTAATGAACGCCGTATTTTGGAACATAGAGAGTCTGCACGTTGCTACACCTTTACGACTTCAATTCGTTTCATATCCGTGTCTTCGCCCATTTCACGGAGTTCCTTAATCATCGCACCTGCTTCGGTCCTAGACAGGAACTTCATAGGGTTCACGTCAATGCTCCAAGAGGGCTTTCCGCCCGGGAAAGTAGCCGTGAGGTACGCACCCGTGCTTCTATTCCTAATGCGGTAAGGACCTTCGTTAGAGAAGCCCTCGGGGTAGCCGTCGTGGTTTTCTTGGACGGGTGCCGGAACCGGGGTGTCCTCAATCATTCCACGGAGTTGCAGCAATTCGTTCTGCATAAGGTCAATCACGTCAAGGGCTTCTTTCTTGTCGTCCTCGGTGCTGTTATACCCCAAATCGGTAATGTAGTAGGCAACGGTTCCGTCGTAGCGGTCATAGCCCATATGCTCGCCGATATACTTGTGGAAATCGGCGACGACCTTGGAGAGTTCGTGCTTGAGTTCTTTCGGGGTGCACGGACCGCCGAAACCCTCGTGGACTCGGATTTTCATTTTGCTCATAAACATATCCCCCTAGAAAGTGAAGCCTGTGCAGACTTCTTTATCGCCCTTGAAATTACGCCAACTGTTCACGTCCGAGAACTTGTAGGCGGTATAGACACGCTCCGAGCGGTCGTAGCCGTCCATAACCCAAACCTGCGATTCCTTGGGTTCCTCAATCGGTTTGAGCGTAAAGAACTCGTCCTTTTTCAGTTCACGGATTTTCTTCATTGTTGGTTCCCACGGGGCGGATTGGGGCATCGTGTGTTCCTCACGCTGCTTGCTCTCAAATCCGTTAGAGAACGCCGACACGACTTCCGGCGTAGCGGTAATCTTTTCAATCGTGCAGTCCGGGAACCAATCACGGACAATCTTTTCCACCTTTTCCGGGGTGGTCTTGTAGCCCTCGCACTTCACGTAGATAGTGTCGCCGAGGACAGCCGTAGTGAGAAACGGACTCCAACCGTCACGCAGGTAGTATTCTTGGTCGGAAGCGGTATCGTCGTCGCTGCACTTGATAGCCCACACAGAGAACCCATTGGACTCATTGGATTCTTGGCAAAGAGAAATCCATTTCTTTGCTTCTTCATTACCTGCGTCGGTGAGGTTCATAGAGTTGGGTTCAAGCCACCCACGCTTTTCCATTTCGTCAAAGATTTCGCCCCTGCGTTTTACAGGGTAGTTCTGCACGGCTTTACCCGGCTTTCCGAGGCATTTTAGGTTAGCCAAGACGGTGTGCAGGGTCTTATCGGGGATAGCGTTTGCTTCGTGGACACGTATGTTCATTTTAGACATAAAATCCTCTCGGTATATACAATGGTTAATATAACTAATTCGTTGGACTATCGGAACAGCCATTCCTCAAACCGGGCGTTGCTTTCGTCCTCTAACGATTGCATAATCTCCAAGTCCATCATACGGAGTTCCCCGCAGCGAGCGTCTATCGCTGTCCGGGCTATGGAGTAGAGGGTATTTATGTAGAGTTTCTGCTTCTCGGGGGGTAATGCAGCGATTATCCCGCTAATGTCTGTGAGTTGTGGTTGTTTCGTATTCATATCCCAAATATAACAAATTACCGGGTTATTTATAACGCTGTAAGTAAAATGTAAGAAATTATTTTAAGTAGCCGTGTTGACGCTGTATAGGTATTTAGTTATATTACATTAGGCACAACCATTTAGCCGAGGATTTTATGGAAAAGGTAATTGCTGCGATTGTCGGGTATGCTCCCGACCTAGAACACCTGTTCGCCGTTTCTACTAACCACGGGAACGCCGTTCAGCAACTCTTGGGCATCCGTAAGGAATACGGAGTGTCCGTCAAGAACATTCCCAAGTATTACGGCTTCGTAATCAAGGCGGAAGACGGGTCCTACTACTATGCCAACCGCTCCAAGGCTTACGAGGTCGCCAAGGCTGCGGACCAACTCAAAGACGTTCCGGCTACTTACAGCAAGAGCGAGGGTTCGCTTGACTCGTATAACCTCAAAGGCTACGACAAGGACGAAATTCAAAAACTCTTTGACAAGGCGGTAGAGGTCTGCAAGTCTTTTTCGGGCAAGGTCGTGGATAACGTGCTACCTTGATGCTATATCAAGAACACAACCGAGGAAACTTAATGCCACCGAGAATTACTGAAATTGAATTGCCGATAAATCCCGACGATTTCTCCAAAGAACAACTCGCCGTCGCCCTTACCGAGTCCCGGAAGCAGTGCGACAGCCTGCGGGAACTCTTGCAGGAAAGTAATCACCACAATCTCGCCTTGGAACTCAAAGTCGTAAAATGGCAGACTATCGCCGGGTTCTTTGGCTGTATGTTGGGTGCTATCGTCGTCACGGTTATCTTAAAGGGGCTTCTATGGTAAAGAAAACCGCACGCAAACCCGTAAAACGCAAGACCCCTGTAAAGACCGCTGACCGGGAAATTGAGTTCTCCACGACGGTCGCAAAGGTCATAGGACGCTGCAAGGGCAAGCGATACACTGTCGGTCTTGTCCGTGAACTTGCACAGGACTTGCAGAACGCAGTCGTGGACTTTTGCAGCAAGGAACCCTCTTTTGACGAGCGTATCAATGAACTGCGTAAGCAGTTGCACCATAAGGCTGTGCTCGTGTCGCCTCACGGGGCTAACAGGCATAGGGGTTGCTTCTTTGTGGAAAGCGTTGAACGTGAGGTCCGGGCAGGTTGCACCGATACGGTCCGTATTAGCGGTATTCTATACACCCCGGACGTGTCCGACGGAATGAACAACGGCTACCTGCGTCCAATCAATTACTACTTTGGTATTACATCTACTTGTGTCCGGGACGGAAGCCTGCGGACCACCTATGGCGGAGAATACTACTCGTTCCCTCTATGCACTATGAACGTGTATGAGCAGTATCGCTCGCTCGCCCGGGAAAAACTGAAAAACTTGAAAGACAGGATTTCCAAGTTATGATTTTCTCGCTACGTCGGGGTTGTGTCCTCGGTCTCGTGGTTGTTTCCTATAGATACACCCCGGCGTAGCCTTTCTTTTTAGGACCCTATGCGACTGTTCCGTGTAAAACTCACTGACGTTGATTACGACACCTACGACGCAGCCATTATTGCCTGCGAGTCCAAGGACGTGCTCGTGAAACTTTTTGAGGACGGGGAATTTCTGCATAATAACTCGCAGGGTCTATACAAGGGCAACAGCCCGAGAGTTGAATACGATTACAATTTTGACTTGACAAATGAACAGCGTATTGACGATATAGAGGGTATAGGGTTCACGAGCCGGACCACCGACAAAGAAGCCATCGTCCTCTTGTCTAGTTTCAACGCAGGTTAATTTCTAATAGGAGAATATCTATGCCTCTTACTATCACACTCCATACGTCCGAAACCGACGACGTGGTGTCCGTCTATCGCAAGAAGCCCGTTGAGGTCTTGGCTATCCGTTGGAACGGAAAGAACTTTGACGACATTAAGGCGTTCGCCGGGGAGAACGTTGACCTTGACGGCAACGAACTCATTATCAAGACGCTTGAAGACGGCTCCAAGGGGCAGGCGAAACACGCTGCCACTATCGGCGACTACGTAATCCGTGGCGTTGCCGGGGAATTTTATTTCTGCAAGCCTACGATTTTTAACGACACCTATGAATATGTATCGGAGAGCAAGGAATGAGGATTTTGCTCACAGCGGATTGGCATTTGAGGGGCGACGCTCCGAAATGCCGTGTTGAACCCGACGAGTGGCTTGACGACCAACGAAAGTCGGTGGAACAACTCTACCCTATCGTGGACTCGGAGCACTGCGACGAGGTTTGGATTTTGGGCGACCTGTTCCATCGTGCTCGCACCTCTACCGAGGCTACCAACCAAGCCCTGTCCTTGCTCGCAGGCTTCGGCAAGACCCCGGTCCGTGTCCTTATCGGGAACCACGACGAACTGCACCATCAGTATGAGAACGTTGACAAGTCCACTATCGGTGCGATTTTCTCTTTGGGCAACGTTTCCCAACTAAAGAACGACTATTGGTTTGACCTCGTGGACCACGAGAACGTCAAGACCGAGTTGCAGGCTTATCCGTTCGGAACCGAACCCGAAAAGATACCCGACTGCGAAATTTGGGCTACCCATCAACTCGTGTTCCCGGACAACGACTCCCGTCCGCACGACGGCTCCGGCAAGCCGATTACGACTATCGGCGTTATCGCCGAGGAACTGCTGCAACGCTCTAACGCCCAACTCATTCTCACGGGCGACTACCATCACGGGTATATCAAGACGTTCGGCGACGTGTCCGTTGTCACCTGCGGGTGCTTGAACATTCAAGCGTCCGATATGAGCGATTATGAACCCCGCTGCTATATCCTTGATACCTCGGATTTCTCTATCAAGAAAGTCCCGCTGAAAAAGTTCGGTAAGGTCCACGCTGACCCGAAGCGTGAGGAACGCCAAGAACTTGAAACCTACTTGGAAGGCTTGCAGGACTTTGAGGTTCCGCACCTTGACTTTATCGCCAACGTGGAAGCAAAGTTGAACGAGGAAAAGGACGAGAATGTTCGCAAGGCTGTGCAGGATATTTTGGAGTCTTACGTCCCGGAGAATTAAGCCTATGCCTATCTACGAATATGCCGTGAACACGATTGTAGAGCACCCGATTTTGTTCGGGTTCTGCGTGCTCTGTCTGCTCGCAGTCCTTGATAAACTCAAGGAAATAATCGTGTGCATCTTTACAAAGGGCGAGTCCGAAAAGAACGCTAAACAATCTAAAACCGACGACAATGTAATAGAACCCGATTATATTGTAATTAACAAAGACCGAAAAGGAAAATAACTATGGCAACCGAATTGAATTTGGAAAACATCAAGGCACGCATTGACAAGTTGAAAAACGAAAAGGCTCGTGCCGAGGGTCAAAAGCAGTCTATTGAGGAAACGTGGAAGCGTGATTTCAACGTGTCCACCCTTGAAGAAGCCGAGGACCTTATGGACAAAATGCAGAAGGAACTTGACGACCATAAGGCTGCACAGGAAAAGTATCTCGCTGCTGCCGACAAGTTGCTTACTGACGCAGGTGTGTAATGCTCTCTATTCCCGAATTGCAAAAGAAAGTCGCTAACGGACGTGCCCGGTTGGACATAGCCACGTCCTCGCTTGAAGAAAAGCAGGCGAAATTGCAGACGCTCGGAACAGACCTTGACAGCCAACGTAAGGCGTTGGCTCTTTTGCAGGACGTTGCGTCCAAGACGCAGGACCAACTCAAGGACGCTATTGAACATATCGTCCAAGGTAGTATTGACCTGCTGTTCCCGGGCTACGAATTTAAGGTAAACTTTGTTCCGAAGCGTGGCAAGGTTGACGCAGAGTTCCGCCTGTGCAAGGGTGACGTAGAATTTGACCCGTTGGAGTCAAACGGCGGTGGTGTCGTGGACGCTATCACGTTCTCGCTCCGTGCAGGCTGTTTGCGTCTTGCTAACAAGCGTCAGTTGCTCTTGCTTGACGAGCCGTTCAAGTATGTCCGTGACGGCGAGAATATCAAGCCCCGTAAAGAACTCGGTCGTGTGCTCTCTACGCTCGTTGAACGAATGGGTGTGCAGGTCATTATGGTCGGCGACGTTGCGGGAACTGAAATCAATGCCGATACGGAGTTCGTGTTCTAATGTCTTACGAGGATTTCATTTCGCTTATTACAAAGAGCGGTTTGATTACCAAGACTACGAAGCGTATCTTGTATGTCCGTATTCCTACTCCGCCTCACGAACAGATACTTGTTCGTTGGGGCAAGTATAATGGTTCCGACGAATTACTTTGCTATATTGACTTACGCACTAGGGCGGACGGGAAATTAGAGGACATTTACTGCGTTCCTTTGAAATTCGTGACGGCTGCTATGGTGCAGAAATTTGTCAATGATTACAGGAACCTTTATGGAAAACACGATAAACGAGTATAACGTTACTTACTACGACGCAACCACGCACGGCACCGAAACAATTACAAAAGGAAACTACAAATCCGCAGTTGAACAGGCAAAGGTTTTGAAAACTCGCAAGGACGTATCTTTTGTCAGTCTTGCACAGGTCGTCAAGACGATACGGATTATTCCCGAGAGTGAATGGTTAAACAATGAAGAATCGTGTAGAAATCAATCTTGAATTTCGTCTGTCAGTAAAGGTTAAGGGTTTCAGCGACACCGTGCCCGAGGACGAACTGCGTAAGTATCTTGAAAAAGAAGTTACGTCCGACGTTGAACGCTATATGGAACACTGCAACGGCGGTGCGGGTTGCTGCGACAACTTTCACAGAACCTACGGGTATGACTACGAGTCGCAGCCCGTAAAGAGGGTCGTGTAATGCTATTGAAAGTGTTTGAATATGTCATCGCTTTCGCATCGGGTGTAGCGGGTATGCTATTCCTCTGTCTGTATTGAGGGAACTTGTATGGAATCGTATTCTACCGCAGGTATATTGGTTCCCGGTATCGCCTTTATCGGGCTGATTGTATTTGTATGGATTTTCTTTGAGGTCGTCGCATACCGACAGGTCGTATGCGTCCGCAGGTTGAACGAACTTAATTGGAAAAAGGGTCTGCGTATTGTCAAGAATGGCGAGGGCAGCATTTCCCTGCAAGAGTTCCGGGAAACGACCAAGAGTTATACGAAGAATAAATGGGATGGCATATTCAGTTGGGTTACTCTCGGGGTCTATGACGACACAGACGACGGGCGTTCCCAAGCACGCAGGCGTTATTCCTACTATATGGACGAACTCTTGAAAGACCGCCGTTCCCGGGCGGAGCACGAACGGCAGCAGCGGGAGTTCTGTGATAGAATGGAACGCTTGGACTATTCCATCGCAGACATTACCGACGAAATCTTAAAACCCTAAAACCGAGGTCATTATGAATTATCACGGATTGCCCGTCAAGGAATTTACGGGAGCAAAAGTTATCCATTACGAAAAACCCTGCTCTATGCTCTGTTGGAACGACAAGCCCGACGGAACCCTGCCCGAGTTGGTAGAGGAATGGAACAGCGTTATTCTGTTCAACCCCAAGGCTACTGAAAACAACGTCGTCACGATTGACGGCAGGACCTATACGCATTGTGCCGAAATCCCCAAGGACATTGACGAGTCTAGGTTCGCTACGTGTGAAGAATTGGCTGAATGGCTTGACCGAAACAAGGACCTCTGCGTAGGTATCGTGGGATTATCTTACAAGGATAATTTCAAAGAAGTCCGCTGCGTCAAGTCGGAAAATTACAAGCCGTCCAAGGAAACCCTCTGTAAGCCGTGCAACGACAACGGCGTGTTCAACGTTGCGGGTATTGTGTTTCTCGGCAGAATGTCGCTTGACCCTATGAAGCCGTCCGTGAACAACTTGATTTACGGCGTTGAGGGTATTTTTGAGCCTACGCCGGAACGTATCAGTTTGAGCGAGGAAGTTTTCGCCCGGACCTACTCTATCGTAATCGCCGAGCATTTGGCTGTCAGCCGTAAGGCTGTCCGTTACGGCTTCGGCAAGTTTGAGTCCAAGGCTATCGCAGAAAGCGTTAAGGACCGCATTATCACGGAACTCGGCGGAACCCACGACGGCTTGAAGGATATTTACGTCGTGCCGACTTTGAGCATTACGGATATTCCCCGTATGGACTGCGGTGACGACAGCCTCGCCACGAATATCCCTATCTACCTGTATAACGCCTACACGAAATCCGTGTCTGTAATCTTGAAGCGGACCGACTTGGTCCCGCAGGCACCCGACCCCAAGACGCAGGTGCTTGACGGAATGGCAGACAAGATTAACTTTATCCGCTCCAAGACGGAATGCGGACTCGCTCGCTGCAAGAACGCACTGACCCTCTGCCAAGGCGACGTGGATAAGGCTATTGCATTGTTAATGGACGGGCAGCAGCCCTCGTAAGCACGTGAAACGTAGCCTAGACAACGAGCAGTTCTACACGTTACCCGAGAACGTTGATTTCTGTCTTTCCAAGATAGATTTCCAACGCTATACCCGGGTAATTGAACCTAGTGCAGGCGACGGGGCGTTCTCGTCCAAGATTGACGGCTGTATCGCTATGGATATTTGCCCGAAAGCACCCGGCATAATCCGTCAAGATTTCCTGCTCTACGTGTCTATGGCTCGCCGGGGAATACTCACTATCGGGAACCCGCCGTTCGGTCGGCAGTCCTCGCTCGCTGTGAAGTTCGTGAACCACGCTGCCGTGTTCTCGGACACGATAGCGTTCATACTGCCGAACTCTTTCAAGAAATCCTCGGTCCTGCGTAAGTTGGCTAACAACGTGGTCTTGCAGGAGGTTTATCCGCTCCCCTCTCAAATGTTCAATTTTGAGGGCGAACTGCGGGAAATCCCCTGCTCGTTTTTCATATTTGAAACTGTCGTGGGTGTGCCCCTCGCAGACGAGCAGCATTACGCTACCGCAGACTTTACGTTCGTGCCGAAATCCGGGAACCCCGACAACTCTATCCGGCGTGTAGGCTTCTACGCAGGGCGTATTGAGGACCCGGACGCTTCGGAGTCGTCGCACTATTACGTTAAGTGGAACTACCCCGGTGCTATATCTGTATTAGAAAAAATCAAATGGACGTTCAACAACACGGTGGGTCCTCGCAGCCTCTCAAAGGACGAGATTGTGAAAGCCTACCTAGAAGCGAAAGAAAATGATAACAAAAATCAAAATCCATAATTTTCAGTGCCATAAGGACTTGGACCTTGACTTGGGGCGTTCCACTGTCTTGCAGGGGAACTCCAACTGCGGTAAGACCGCCGTCCTGCGTGCCCTGTATTGGGTCCTGTTCAATGAGGCTCCGCACGATTTCGTGTCCTATTGGGCACAAAAGAAGTTGAAGAAGGGCTTTACGTTCAAGAACGACGAATACACCTCGGTCCTTGTCCACGTGGACGGGCACTCCATTGAACGCAAGCGTTCCAACGAGTTCAACGGCTATATTGTTGACGGAAAGATTTACGAAGCACTCCGAACCGACGTGCCCGAAGAAGTTACGAAAATTTTCAACCTGTCCGACGCTTCCATTCAGCGACAGATGGACGCTCCGTTCCTGCTGTCCTCTACCCCGGGAGAAGCCTCGCAGTATTTGAGCAACCTCGCAGGTCTAGGTTGCGTTGACGACATTCTTACGCTCGCCAAACGTAAGGTCGCCGAAACGTCCACGTCCGTTGACGAAGTTAATGGCGAGGTTGAAAGCCTCAACAAGGAAATCGCTACCTATTCGTGGGTCGGCGATGCCGAGAAACTGCTTGAACAGGCTACCGCAACGGAGCCGATTATTGCCGACTTGCAGCGTAAGATTGCAGCCCTCTCGCAGTCCATTGAGTCCTACAAGGCTATCAAGGACTACCCCGAAATCCCGGAATGGCTGACGACGGGCGACCGCTCCGAACAGATACAGCGGTCCGCTGCCAAGGTGGAAGCCTTGAAATCCTACGTCGCTGCGTGCAGCGTGCTCAACCGGGTCTGCCCTGCCCTTGACGGCGTGGACGGATTGGAAATTCCGAAACCGCCCAAGCATACCGAAAAGGACTTGTCCACGCTTATCCGCTCTATCCGTGAATACCGGGGAACTACCGCCAACGTCGCCGACCTTACCGACGCTCTCGCCAAGATTTCCAAGTTGAAAGAGCCGAAGCCCTGTAAGTGGGAAAATGTCATTACGGCGTTCTCGGACTCTATCAATTCTTACGAGGATTACAGCCAAGAGGCTGAAACCCTCACGGCTGCTCTCGCCGGGATTGAGAAGTTGAAGCAGCCGAAGCCCTGCAAGTGGACCGACAAGGACAAGACGGCACTCGTCCGCTCCGTCCGGGAATATCACTCGGTCGTGAACACTATTATGGACAGCACCGACGGCTTGGACGAGGCTTACGCCTCTATTGAGGGTGTCGCCTGCCCGGTCTGCGGAAGACCGCTCACGAAAGACACGTGCCTTTTGTAAGCAAAATATAACATAAATTTTTACGATTACCTGTTGACAAGCGACAGGTAATTTCTTATATTAGGGGTATAGAAAACAACCACTCAACCCCTAACCGAGGATAGCCCAATGAAAATGAGAGAAAGAATTACTGCCCTGTTCGGAACTTGCACCGAACAACTCGTCAAGGCATACAAGCAGGCTTGGTATTGCTACTGCGATTACGTCGGCTGCTTGGAAAACGGTCTTGCCGACAATGACGAAGATAGCGAGGAATACAAGTCCTACTACGCCGACCTCAAGGACGGCGAGGGTCTTCGCAACTATATCTACGGCTCTTTCTTTGGCGATACTATCTACGGCGAGGGCTACGCTCAATCCTGCTCCGCTGCCAAGAAGTATTTGCAGAACGTCCGCTTTGCAGGTGAACATAACCTCAAGGTTATCGCCGATTGGATTGTCGCTATCAAGAACAAGCGTGCCGAAGTTGACTGCGGTTGGAACGTCGTTGACTTTAACAACGCCTATCCCGAACACGCACAGCAGGTCGCATAGGGGTAATCTATGAACTATTACACCTACGTCCTCATTGAACGCCGGAAATGCGACGGCAAGCAGGTTTCCTATACGGAAGAACGTATGGCTGAAAACCAAGCGGGTCTGTTTGAAAAGATTTTCCGCAACCACAACGTAGAAGAACTCGTGTCCGTCACGATTATCAACGTGGAAGCAGCGTAGCGAATGACCTGCGTTAAGGAGGCTCTATGGCTTTGATTGAAAAGGAACTCTTGGAAACCCTGCACAAGAATACGGAACTTGCGGGGGCACTTATGGAACAGGCGACCACGCTCAAAATGAACGTGGACCTGTTGGAGTCCGACAAGAAGAAGTTGGAAACCGAAAAGGCGGAACTCTTGCATATCTACAAGAGCAACGCCCTGCTTATGCGTCAACGCCTGCTCTCGCAGTGGGAACTCCGTGTCCGCTACGCCCACGGAATGTTCGTGGCGTTCCAAGCCATCCATAAGCACTCTAACGGGTGGCTCTACACCATTGACGGTGACGGTCCGTTTATGCACGAGAACCAATCCAAGAAAACCCTGCTCGCCGAAAAGGATTGGGTCTTGATTTGGCACGAGGTTGAAAAGCGTGTCCGTGTCCGTTATGAAATGTTCCTCAAGCAGATTGCTGCTGCCGAGGAACGTGAACGTTCTGCTGCGACCCCGGCGTTCGGGGCTGTCAAAATGACGGTGGATAACACCGACGACGCTTTCCGTATCGGCAATATGGTTTGGGCTGCGTTCAACACCGACAAGGACGACGGGCAGGGCGGTATCAAGAAAGACGAGCAGGGTCGCTACGTCTATACGTGGGAGGCTGCAAAGCGTATCGCTGCGTCTATCCCGGGTTGGCATATCCCGACCACGCAGGACTTTGATGATATGCGTAAGGCTCTCTGTGCGTCCGCAGTCGGCTATCAGTCTTTCCGATTTGTCAACGGGCTTAACACGCTGTTCGGAACTTTCGTCAGCCTGTGGGCTGATACCAAGGCTCTGTCGCACAGCCGTCACGTTTGGCTGATTGACGGCTCCAACGGATTGAAGGGTTCCTACGCCGACGAAAATTCTTACAACCATCTCCGTTTGGTAAAGGACGCACCCGATGTGGAAAAAGTTTAAGGACGAATTGCCTAACGCTAACGACCCGAAGCCGTTGGCGTATCTTGTCATTCCCGTGGGCTGCTCGGAACCCTGCATAGGCTACTATGATTGGCTTTCCAAGCGGTTCTACATTTTCGTGCCCTATATCGGCAGGTGCATTCAAGTTCCTGTGACGCATTGGATGGCGGTTCCGTTCGCTGATTAACAACTAGCCTCCTGCTATATTTGAACTATGGATTTGAACAGAATTTACAATGTTGATTGTCTTGTCGGAATGAAAGAAATCCCCGACGGAAGCGTTGACGCTATCATTTGCGACCTGCCCTATGAAGTGCTCCATAAGGATAACCCGAACGCCCAATGGGACCGCATTATCCCGTTTGAGCCTCTGTGGGAGCAGTATGAACGTGTAATCAAGGACAACGGGGCTATCCTGCTGTTCTGCCAAGGAATGTTTACGGCGAGGCTTATGCTCTCTAACGAGAAGTTATGGAGATACAACCTCGTTTGGGATAAGTGCCGGGTGACCGGGTTCCTCAATGCAAATCGTATGCCTATGAGGTGCCACGAGGATATAGCCGTGTTCTACAAGACGCTCCCGGTCTATCATCCCCAATACGAGGACGGCACCCCGAACCACTCCCGGGGCAGCGGACCGCACCGACAGACCAACAACTGCTACGGGCTGCATACGAATTTGGGCGACCCCCCGAAAAAGGATTTCGGGAACGATTACGCCGGACGCACCTACGACAGCGTGCCCCGTGTTGAAACGACGGTCCCCGACGGAAAGAAGTTGCCCCGAAGCATTATCCGCATACAGAAAGAACACGAGTCCACGGTTCTGCACCCGACCCAAAAGCCCGTTGAACTGCTGCGATACCTTATCCGCACGTTCACGGACCCGGGCGATACAATCTTGGATAATTGTATGGGCAGCGGAACGACTGCGGTTGCAGCCGTCCTTGAAAAGAGAAAGTTTATCGGATTTGAAACAAACAAGGAATACTTTGACAAAGCCAACGCTCGCTTGAAGAAACTTACGGGTCCGTTCCGTATTTTCGGGAACATTGGCATTTGATTGAGAGGGTATCTATGATTATTACCAAGAAAGAGTCCAAGCAACTGCGTTATTTCGCACGTGCCAACTACAAGTCGGAAGTCAAGGGCGTGGAGTCCGAGAACGGCAAGGTAAAACGCCGTGAGTTCCCGTGCTTTGACCTCGCCTACGACGAAGCCAAGGCTGACAAGGGTATGGTTGAACTTTCCAATATCGTGCTCGGCGGGAAACCCTTTGACGGGTCGTTCGCAGACCTTATGGCTCGCCTGCGTGAAATCCTTGACACCCCGGAACCCGAACCGAAGCCCCGTGAACTGACCGAGTGGGAAAAGGGCACGATTGCTTGCTTGGCTGCGGGTCCCGAGTGCAAGCGAGAACCGCTCCCCAAGGGTCCGTCCATTGTGCAGCGTATCAAGGACTCCGACGAGGGCAAGGCTATCGTAGAAACTGCCGAAGCGATTACCCCGCTGCTTGTTCCCGGGGCGGTTGACGCTCACGCCGAGATTACCGACTATTCCCCGAAAACTGAAACGCTCTCTGTTGACGTGGACGCACGTATTCAAAACTCGGTCCACGAGATTATGATTGCTACGGAAGTCAAGCCCGTTGACGGGGAAAAGACTCTCGTTGTGACCGGGTCCGTAGTTCCCGAACGCCACGACAGCGGACGTGATTACTCGGGCTTGTCCGAAGAAGCGATAGCCGAGGCTTATAAGTCGGTTGTCGGCGAGGCTCCGGGTTCTATGAAACCGGGAGTTGAGGACTCTGTGGAAGAATC